TTATTTTTTGCTCATAGCCAAGCTGGCCTTATTATACTGTGCCGAACTGATTCCAAGGAGGACCCCCAAGAAAGTATCAACGGCAGTAATTGTGCCTACGATCTGCTCTCCGTAGGGCAGTCCCCAAATGCCAGCTAGTGCGAAGTACAATGTACCAATAGCCGGAAGAAAATACTGTGCAATCCACTTAAGGATGTCATACACTTTATTTGTCATTTTCATAACTATACCTCCTACCTATTTTCCAAAATTGTAATACGGGTTTCATGATCTCCGATACGTTCATCTTGCTCATCGTTATGCTTCCATAAGCGACGATGGCTTTCTTTTGCGTCCATTTTTTGAGCGGCTAACTCTTTTTCAAGTCGATCCAAAATCACATTCGAACGAGCTATATTGCCGTTCAGTCTAATGATTGGAGCCCCAACGGTCACGAACAAACCAACTAAAGCAACGATTACACCTACTACTGTCCATTCCACTGTCTTCACACCTCCGCGACGTATGCTTTAACGTCAGCGAGGCGTTTTTCGACAGCATTTTTTTCGGCAGTCATATCGGCCAGTTTTTTCTCAAGCTCGGATGTGTCAACATGCGGAGCCTGCGCCATACATGCCGCAATGGCGTCCCCAGCAGAAAGAGATACAATCTTGCTTCGATCTTCCAGAACAACAGCATATCGCTTCTTATCTCCAGCCTGAATGCGCACCCAATGATACACTCCATCCGTGCCAACATCGCTCTGAATCGGGTAGAACGCCCCTTTCACGAGCCTTCCGTTATTAAAAGTACGGTCGACAGAATTTACGTTTGCCTCGGTGAATACTTCACAACGTTCACTTGTGACTTCCAGAAATTCCATATCGTTCTCCTCCTTTTTTACATCTCGTTTCCAAGAGTAGCCGCCATCTTTCAGGATCTGGACATCTCCGCCAACCCACAGGGCGTCCCAAATATTCACCTGATTTGGAGTACAGTAGGTACCAGCTCCATTTTGAACCTGATAAGCGATATTCCGGCCTCGGCTCGCTTCAATGTGAAGATGTGCGCCAAAACGGTTCGGACGGCCACCACCAAATCCACCTTCATCACCGATTTTCTCGCCCTGACGTACAATTTGGCCTGTTTTTACGTCCAAAACGTCATCGTGCATGAACGTGAGTGTCATATAGTCGACAACACCATTGGCGAATTCGACCGGCTCCAAGGATTCTAAGTATGACTCGTGAGAGGAATCCTTACGGACACGCACAAACTTACCCGTAAAAGGGGCGTAAATCGGGTCTTTTCCGGTATCTTTCCCGCCGAAGTCCATCGCCTTACTGCCTGCGTGGCTTCCTACATTGGGGCCTTGAGTTACACGTAGGAACTCCATTGGGAATCTTGCTCGTTCCATATGCTTGTCCTCCTTTACAGTCCCAGCTTGTGGAGCTGCTCTTCAATGTAGGTGCGCTTTCCAACTTTAAAGACGATCTGTTCCTCGTACACAGCCGGTGTATCAGGCGTTTCGGGCTGAGTTATGACGCTTGTGATCCCACAGGACAGCTTCAGGACATAACCGTCGAAGTAGTTGACGATCGGATCGAAATGATCGAACTCCTGTTCACCCGTAGGAACCATTTCGCCTTCTTCATTCTCAGCGAGAACGTCTTTGTAGACCGATATACCTTCCGTATTGGTCATGACGATCTCAGCAAGATTCTCTTCGGTCAGAAGCGCATTCAGCTCATCCAGACCGATTGCGTCACTCGGACAATTGACCGTGAGCG